GTGTTCGTTTCTCTCTCCCCCCTGTGGATAACGCGACCTGTGGAAAACATACAAATAAATAACAAAAAGTTATGAAGCATCCGCATCATCTGAAATATGGACGAGAATATAAAAAAGCTCGAAAGATTATTTTGGCTAGTAATCCGACTTGCTACTGGTGTCATATCAGACCTGCTACGACTGCCGACCACGATCCACCTGTAGATACAGTGACAGATATGAGGCTCTGGCGTGGACAGCTGCGACCAGCCTGTAGCAAGTGTAATTATTCGAGAGGGGCGATTTATGGTAACAAAATCAGACAGGCCGTTAGACGTAGCCGTAAGTGGTAGGCGACGTAGATCAGGTAGACACGTGAGAGCTATGAAGCGGATGCTAAAGGGTCGCACTGACATCGATGCAGTCACGCGAACGATGCTACTAGGTCTTACCGCTGCCTGGGATCAGATAGAGGAAAGTAACCAGGCTATAAATTCAATACCAGCCATATCTAAGGAGCTACGAGAGATCTGGTTTAAGATAGCTCCTACCGACTCAATAGATGAGCTATGGACTTAGCAACCGTATGTCCTCCTAGATGGGCTACTGAAAGAGATATAGCCCTTGTTACAGATGGCGACAAGCTAGAGAAGGTCGCTAACCTAATGGGCTTTAGCCTTTATCAATGGCAGAGACAAGTAGCAGACACAGCCTTAGAAAAGGTAGACGGACATTACTGGTATAGGACTGTAGGCGTAGCTGTAGGTCGTCAGTCTGGAAAGTCTAAGCTAGTAGAGACACGTATCGCCTATGAGCTATTAAAGCCGCGCCATCACGTCGCCTATACAGCTCAGGATCGTAATATGGCTAAGCTAAAATGGCAGGAGCATATAAACAGCTTCGAGCGCTGCCCTGCTATTGCTAAACACATACATCGTATTAGTTACATAAATGGCAGCGAGCGCCTATATATGAAAAGCGGATCTACATACGGCATAGTCACACCTAACGATAAAGGTGCGCGAGGTATGAGTCTTAATCTAATGGTCATCGATGAAGCTCTTATGCATCCTCTTAGTCTTATAGCTTCTCTGCAACCTACGCTAGCGACTCGTAAAGATGGACAGTTATGGATCCTGTCTAATGCTGGTATCCCTGGGAAAAGCGAATTACTACAGCATTACCGCGAGGTAGCTCACGCTAACATAAACGATAAACAGACAAGACTAGCCTGGTTCGAGTGGTGTCCACGTGAGGAGAAATTTGACTATATGGACGAGTCAGTATGGGCGCAGTCGATACCGTCTTTAGGTGAGTCTAATGGCGTATTAATTGAAGCTGTAAGAGAAGCTGCTAACACGAACAGCCCAGAGATATTTACTAAAGAGTGGCTAAACGTCTGGCCTGCTAAAGAAGCCGTAGCGGTTATAGACGTAGATCTATGGGATAGTCTGGCTCGTACCGATATAACTATAGGTAATAAAATTGTCTTAGGTGTAGATATATCTAGAGAGCGCGATAAGTCCTCTATAGCCGCCTCTGGTTTAGTAAAAGAAAAGACGCCAGTAGAAATAATCGAGGCTAAAGACGGCGCTAACTGGGTATTACCACGCCTTATAGAAATTGCTAAAAAATGGAACGCGCCAGTAGTTATAGATAATGGATCTCCAGCGTCATCAATGATAGGAGAGCTAGAAAACGCAGGGGTAGGCGTAATTAGCGTAGGTCTTAGAGACTATGCCAGAGCCTGCGGATCCTTTTACGATGCGGTACAGGCTAAAAGCATCTGTCACCTAGACGACCCTAATCTAAGACAGGCTATCGTAGGATCTAGTAAAAGAGCTTTAGGTGATTCCTGGGCTTGGTCGAGAAATAGCACAAATAACATTACGCCGCTGGTCGCTGCAACACTGGCACGATACGGCGTAGTAAACGAACCGATAGAGATGCCAGTACAAAGGAGCAAGATCTACTAATGAAATACATACCGCTAACGCTGCAACTTTTAGGATCTATAGCCATAACCGCAGGTGCGTACTTAATTTATGCGCCATCTGCGATAGTATTAGGAGGGTCTTTTCTAATGCTCTTTGGTATTGCTATGGAGAAAAGGAATAAATAATGCTAGGACGACTACTTAAACGGCAGATACAGCCGTCTGTAGTCTATACATCATCTGGCTACGTAGATTCGCTAGGTAGAGTAGGTAGAGCTTTCCAGGCTAACTGGTCAGGTACTTACGTCGATACTAATACAGCGCTAGGCGTACCAGCAATTTATCGCGGTGTTACATTAATCGCAGATGCTATAGGCGCACTAGGTCTACATAGTTACCGTAATGGACGTATCGTTAAACCAACACCGCAGATATTAATTAAACCTAATCCGCAAGAGACGCGCATCGAAACTATTAGCGCTATGGCTGCCTCTTTAATTTTAGATGGTAATTACATAGCTGTACTAGGTGAACGTGGCGCTAATGGCTTACCTGATTTCTTTTACCCTGTCGCTATCGATCGCGTAAATCTTACTCGCGTAGATGGTCGCATAGTTTATAGAATTGATGAGCAAGTTTACGAGGCAGACGATATATTACATATTAAAAACTTTACGTTACCTGGTGAGTTTTTTGGACGAGGAATAGTAGAGACACAAAAACAGGCAATAGGTAAAGAAATAGCTATTAATGAGTATGCATCGCGTTACTTTGATGGTGGCGTAAATCCTACAGCTGTAATCAAATCTGGTAATCCTGATTTAACACAGGAGGAGGCAGACGCTCTCAAAACAGCGTGGCTATCTATGTATAGCGGACGTAATCGCCAGCCTGCCGTACTAAATTCGACTACAGATTTTGAGATACTTTCATCTAACGCGCAAGAGTCACAATTAATAGAGGCGCAGATACAGGGACTTACAGAGGCTGCTAATATTCTGGGCTTACCTGCATATTATTTAGGTGCGCCTAACAGCTCTCGTACCTACGCTAACGTCGAGCAAGAAAATCTACAGTTAGTACGCTGGTCGATACAGCCGATCGCAGAAAGAATAGAGCAGGCGTTATCAGAATTATTAGTACGAGGTCAGACAGCTAAATTTAATTACGACACGCTATTACGTACAGATACGCTATCGCGTTATCAAGCTCACGCAGTAGGTCTTACTAACGGCTTCTTAACTGTAGACGAGGTGAGAGATATGGAAAATAGAGACCCTATCCAGGGTATAGATGATGAGCCTATAGACACTGTCGAGGCTCCAGAATATGACGAGGAGGATGAATTAGACGTATGAGTACTAATGAAATCCGCAGCTATGCACTAGACCTAGAAATCCGCGAGGATGAAAATGGAGGCCGTACTATTTATGGTATTGCTGTCCCTTATGACAAAGAGCAACGCGTAAGCGGTGATACTACTGAGGTATTTAGACGAGGCGCTTTTGCTGACGTTATTAAGGCAGCCCATCGAGTGAAGCTATTAAGGAACCACGATTCTAAAAATCCAATAGGACGAGCTACGTTACTACGAGAGACAGATCAGGGGCTTTACGCAGAATTTAAGGTAAGCCGCACACGTGAGGGAGACGATGCGTTAGAGCTAGTAAAAGATGGCGCACTAGACCAGCTCTCAATAGGTTTTATGCCAATTAAAAACCGTAAGCGTACAGATGGCGTTATCGAAAGATTAAAGGCTCATCTAGCAGAGGTATCGCTAGTTACTTTTGGAGCTTATGGAGATCTAGCAACTGTTAACGGCGTACGCTCTCAGGAGCCAATAGGCACACCTAGACTCGATGCAGCTAAGGCGATTTTAGATGCCATACAGCATCGTAAATAATCATCCTGAGTGCGATGGTTACGCAGTCGTAAAAGACTCTAATAATGAGCTTATCGGCTGTCATAGGACAGAGGCGCAGGCGCAGGATCAATTAACAGCGGTAAATATAGCTGAGTATGGCGAAAGAGCTTTACCTGATAATTACAGACCTGCAGATAGTCAAGACGTCCCAGAGGGTCGTAACTGCGGTAACTGCGGTTTTAATGTCGAAGGATACTGCATTAAATGGGATGATGAGATAGCAGCTAATTATTACTGTAATGCCTGGGAGCCAATGGCTCAACGTCAGCAAAGCTATAAACCTACTGAGGCTATGAGAGCTGAGGCGCAGCGAGGCTTAGACTGGCGTAAAGAATATGGGCGCGGTGGTACAGCTGTAGGAATAGCTAGAGCGCGAGATATTGCAGGCGGTAAATCTTTACCTTTAGAGACTGTCTTACGGATGCGGTCTTTTTTTGCACGTCACGAAGTAGATAAAAAAGGTAAAGGCTTTAGCCCAGGAGAGGATGGCTACCCTAGTAATGGTCGTATCGCCTGGGCTCTATGGGGTGGAGATCCTGGTAAGTCGTGGGCAGATAACATAGCTAAGAAAAACGAAAATAGGACAGACAGAGCCTTAGCAATACTAAAACTATTACGCAAAATATAGTAAGATATTCATAGAGTAAGACACCTCGATTTAACAGGTGCGACACCTCGCATAGTGCGACACCTCGCCACGTTACAGATCGACACCTCTACGACAAATAATTAACTTTTATTCTAGGAGAGTAAAACGTGGGAAATAACTTTTTAGATGGTCTACGCGAAAAGCGCGAGACTAAGACCTCTATGATCCAGACGATCGTAGACCGCGCCGCAGATGAAACTCGCGACGTGACAGAGGTAGAGCTAGCTAATATCGAAGCTCTAAACCTTGAAGTAAAGAAGCTCGACGAAAGAATCGAACAGATTTCAGATATGGAACTACGCAACGCTAAGGCTGCAGATCTAGCCGCTAAGGTAGATAGCACAAAACCAGCTAGCGAAAAGCGCGAAGCTATTAAAGTAGTTAGCGAACCTACTACATATTCACAGCGCAGCGAATACAGCTTTTTAGCTGATGCTGTTAAGGCTCATTTCAACACTGACGTAGATGCAGCGGATCGTATCCGTCGCCACCAGCAAGAAATGAACGTAGAGTATAGAGCAGCTGGAACTTCCAATTTTGGCGGTTTAGTAGTACCACAGTATCTAGTAGATCTGTATGCACCTAAGCTACGCGCTGGTCGTCCGTTCGCAGATGCGTCACGTCGTCACACTTTGCCACCGCAGGGTATGTCAGTCGTGCTATCTCTTATTGGCACTGGTACAGGCGTCGCGGCTCAAACTTCACAAAACACAGCGGCTGTATCAACAGATCCGCAAGACAGCACACTTACAATTAACGTAAATACTGTCGCTGGACAAAACAGCGTATCTAAGCAAGCTCTACTACGTGGATATAACCTGGAGTCAATTATTCTAAGTGACTTGATGCGTGCATATAACACAGAGCTAGATAACTTGATCCTAAATGGAACAGGATCTAATGGACAACCTCTAGGCATCCAAAATATGACTACAGGAATCCTAGTTACTTACACTGCTACCACTGGTACAGTCGCAGGTCTCTATCCAAAACTTGCAGACGCTATCCAACAGATTCAGAGCAACGTATACGCATCGCCTAATGCGATTCTTATGCATCCTCGTCGTCTAGGCTTTTTGCTTTCAGGCCTAGATAGCCAGAATCGTCCGCTAGTCGTACCGACTGCGTATAATCCTGTAAATGCCATTGGAACAGGTGAGGGATACCCTAACTACGGTAATAATTCAGGTTACTCAATTCTCGGTCTACCAGTTATCACAGACGCAAATATCACTACTGCAGCTGGAACTGGTACAAACCAAGACACTATTCACATCGTCGACCTCAACGAGTCTCACTTATTCGAGGAGACTGGTAGTCCGACATACGTTACGTTCGAGGAACCAAATGGAAAGGTCGCGCTAAATATCGTTATGTACGGTATGTTCGCATATACCTCTCTACGTTATCCTAAAGCGTTCGCACAAATTAACGGAACTGGATTACAGGCACCTAGCTTCTAATGCTAAGAAAACCATCTGGGGGGCTACGGCCTCCCAGTGGTTATAACCATCCAGGATCTAAGGGGCGTGCTATGAGTGATATTAGAAAACACTTTAGTAATGACCTATTCTCGAAAATACCTGTCCCTATTGACGATGAGGCTCCTGGATGGCTATAACTAACGGTTACACGACGCTTAACGCGATGAAAACTTTTTTAAGTATTACAGATAGCTCAGACGATACATTATTAGAGGGACTTATTGAGTCTGCCTCTCGCAGTATTGATCGCATAGCTAATAGACGTTTTTATTTAGATAGCACTGCCTCGGCGCGTAAATATCGCGCTTATAGTGAGCTATTTACTTACGTCGATGATATTGGAACGTCTAGCAGTCTCGTAGTTAAGATAGACGACGATGGAGATGGCGTCTTTGAGACCACGCTAACGGTGGATACAGATTTCTTACTAGATCCACTTACGGCCTCATCTTTAGGTAGACCTTTTACTCAGCTGACAATGGTTAACACTACTTATGTCTGGCCTATATTCCCTGGACTCTTTAGTAATGGTCTGCGTCCAGGTGTTGAGGTTACTGCTAGATGGGGATGGCCTAGCGTCCCAGATGACATAGAGACAGCCTGTCAGATACTTACAGCTGACTTATATAAGCGTAAAGACTCTCCAGGCGGCATCTTAGGTCTAGGAGATTTAGGAGCTGTTCGTATGAGTCCTCTAGGTCGAGACGTTACTGCGATGGTAAGAGCTTATAAAAAAGAGGTCGTAGCTTAATGGTTCCATCGACAGTACGCGCTAATCTTAAAACGCGATTAGCAACTATTACAGGCTTAAAGACTTACGATTATATTCCAGACTCTGTTAACGTCCCAGGTGCAGTAGTAGGTCAGTTAGATCTCAATTTTGACGCCACCTTTAATCGTGGTTTTGATAACGCTACCTGTACAATACTTTTAATTGTAGGACGTATGAGCGAGTCAGCTGGACAGACAAAGCTAGACGGTTATCTAGCGTCAACAGGTTCTACCTCGGTAAAAGCCGCGATCGAGGCAGATGCAACACTTAGCGGCGCTGTCCAAACCCTGCGAGTAACATCCGCTACCGCTGGATCTGTACAGGTGGCTAGTATCGACTACCTTGCGTATCGGTATAATGTCGAATTGATCGGCTAAATAAAAGGAGAAATAAATGGCGATCTTTATGGGTAATAAAGTAGCTGTAGTCGCAGGCACTACAACTATTACCACTTTCGTTAGCGCGGTCAGCCTGTCGCGAGAAATTGACGCCGTAGAAATAACGGCTATGACCGATCAGGTCCAAAATCTGATAGGTGGGATCGAACGCCCAAGCGTTACGCTTGAAGTGTTCAACGATTTCGCTGCATCTAGCGTTAACTCAATTTTTGAGGATGCACTAGGTACAAAATTAGCTATTCAGCTAATTCCAGTCTCAGGCACTGTAACAGCGACTAACCCTCGCTACTCTATGTCTGTGTTGGTAGCACAATGGCAGCCAATTAACGGCTCTATCGATGCTCCAATGACTGCATCTATTACGCTTCCAGTAACTGCTCTAACTAAAGCTACATCTTAATTAACTAGAATAGGGGACATAAATGGCTACGCAATTAATTAAAGTAACTAAAAAAGACGGTAAAGAGGTAAATTACGAGCTTACGCCAGCGGCTAAGGTGGCTTTTGAGAGTCACTTTAAGACTGGATGGCGTAAGCGACTAATTGAGGATCAGCGTGAAAGTGATTTATGGTGGTTCGCGCATTATTTAATAACCGCTAAGGGAGAAACTACAGCGGCATTAGATGACGATTTCTTGAATCAGTATAAAGACGTAGATTTTGTTTTTGACTCAAAAAATGGATAGACCGACGCGGCGACATATGGGAGGTCGCAGCTGTGTCGGTAGCGACGAGTATCTCACCTAATGAGCTACTAAAATGCGACCCTGCTATATATGCAGCTATAAAGTTTATACTGCAGGAGCAGGCTCAGGCGCGTAATAAACCGCGTTCGATGAAAGGGAGGCGCTAGTGGCTAGAGCTAGTGAGTCCATACTAATCGCTGACTTTGATAAATTAGTAAAAGAACTAAAGGCTATTAATCCTCAATTAAGAAAAGACTTTAATAAGGGTCTTAATGAAGCTGTAAAACCTATGCAGCAATTAGCTAAAACCTTCGTACCTGGCTCTATTCAGTATCAAGATAGAGACGTATTCGCTCAACAGCCGCCAGACTACTCATCCCCTGCCTGGATAAATGACAAAGTACATAGATCTAGGGATCCTCTACGCTGGACGTGGCAACCTGCAATAGTAGCTAGAGGTATAAAGATTAGACGCACTACTATTAATAAGACGCCTTTTGGATATAACAAAGTAGCAGTCGCAGCTCTAGCTTTAGTTAACAGCACGCCAGGAGGCGCTATTTACGAGCTAGCAGGATCTGGTAAAGAGACCTCGCAGGCTAAGACAAAAAGCGTATCGCGTAACTATAAGGCTCAGGATGATTTTAGGATTTTCTTTCCAAAAGTAGCAGGCGCTCCAAAACGCCTTATTTATAAGGCTGAGGCTATATTAGGCGATAAGGTTAGAAATGAAATTACTAAGGTAATAGACCAGCGCTTATATAAGTTTATAAGAGGTGTTAAATAATGGTAATGGGTCGTAAAGAGGTAGCAGTCGATTTTATTACGCGACTAAAAGATAAAGGCTTTAAGGATTTAGATAAGGCTACAAAGAAATCGCAAGCACTATTAACAAAATTTGGAAAGGGACTAGGCCTTACTTTTGGCGCTGTAGCTATTGGCGCTTTCGTAAAAAAGTCTGTAAATCAATTCGCAACCTTAGAGAAATCTACTAAGCGCCTAGAGTCTGAATTAACTAATTTAGGTCTAGCTTTTGCTTCTTCTCTGGCTAGTGATTTTACTCGCGCTTTATCTCTGTCGTCAGGTGTCTCTCAAAATGAGCTAAATCCAGCTCTACAAAAATTAATCCAGACTACATACACGCTTACAGACGCCCAGAAATTATTAAGTCTATCTACTGAAATTAGTAGACAAAAAGGATTAGAGTTAACTGACGTTAGTAATGCCCTTTCACGCGCTTTTGTCGGTGATTATAAGGCTTTAGTAAAGCTGCGTATAGGTTATGAGACGGCTGAGCTAAAAGGTAAAGATTTCGCTGACGTACTAAAAGAGCTAGAGGCTGATTTCTCGTCTAAACAGGTAGACACTTTCGCAGACAAAATAAATAAACTAAAAATAGCTTTCGAGCAGACTCAGGTAGCAGTAGGTAAAGGATTTGTCGAGGGCTTGGAGGCATCTGGGCTTAGTATTGAGGAAACTCAAGAAAAGATGATAGCTCTGGGAGAGGCTTTTGGAACAGCTCTAGGTAAAGCTGTAGGTCTAATAGATAGGGTGTCAAGTAAATTTAATGAGCTAGCAAATAGCAGGCCTGTCCTAGCGCTATTTGATTTATTAGATCGTCTAGCAGGAATAGATTACGGCGATGCAGGTAGAGCCGCAGATGCTAAGCTCAAAGCTGATTTAGCCGCAGGTGCATTACAAAGAAAAGCTCTACAGGATCAAGCTAAACTTACAGAATTACTTAAATTAGAGGCAGACTTAGCTAAAAAACGAGCAGCGGAAGTAGCAAGACTAAAACGTGAGGAATTAAAAAGAGCGCAAGAAAAGAAGCGCAGCGCTGATCTAGACAAGCTACGTAACTCAATACAGTTTAAGTTTGATATTGATGCTATTAATTTACAGGCAGCGTTACGTCGTCAACTGTCACAGACCGACAGAGATCGCGCACTGCAACTATCAGCGCTAAAGATTTCTGATTACCAGACAGACGAGGAGGCTATAAAGACTCTAAAGGCTGCTACTGAGGGACGTTATAACGATGCGATGAATTTAGAAAAGGTTTTACAGCTATTAAAAACAGCTGGTTTTGCTAATGATAAGACAGCTATAGAAGCCTTAGCAGCTCTAAAACCTGACATAAAGTTTACAGATAATCTAGATGATATTTTGGCAAAACTAAAAGCGATTATCGAGGGTAAATATACGATTAACATAGGCGCGACTATTAGCGTACCTAATGTCCCAGGCGCAGGCGGTACGGCAACGGCTTCACCAGGTGGAGGCAATTTCCAACCAGGAACAGTTATTTCTCCTGGCACTGGAGCGCCTGGCACTGGTACAGGTGGAAGTCTAGGAGCCTTTCCTACAATTCCTGGAACTGGCTCTAGCGCCATAATCGACACAATTACAGAAATTATAGCTAATCAAAATACATTAACAGCCAATTTTCTAGCAGGATTACCATCTGGTTTAGATGCTAATGCGTTAGCCACTGCGCGTTATGAATTGCAGGCTCGTACAATTACAGCGGAAAACCAGTTAACTAATTATTTATCTGGCGCTCGTTATCAAGGTATGGCTAATGATATTACTGCTCAAAATACTATGACTAATCAATTAGCAGCGGATAGATATACTGCTATGCAAAATTATTACACTGGAGCAGGATCGCAAGGCGTAACAGTAAACGTAAATATAGAAGGATCTTTACTATCACAAAATGACCTAGTAGCTGCGGTAACGGATGCTGTCTATCAGACACAGCGAACAGGTAATGATTTAATCGTTAGCGCTATATGAGTACTGGCGCTGTTTTTAGCTGTTTTATCGACTTTAGCAACGGTGCTAACTTTGACCCTAGCTTAGTTTTAGATGATCCATCTACGCCGCTAGACCAGTCTGTATTAGGTACGAGCGCATCTGAAATCGTAGACGTAAGCCAGTACGTAATAAAGACTGGCATAAGACGCGCCTATAATCGTACCTCTGACAGTTTTACGGCTGGTACTGCATCGGTACGCCTAATCGATGAGACAGGTTTATTTAACCCTGCTAATACGTTAAGTCCATTATACGGAAAAATATTACCAATGCGTAAGATTAGATTTATAGGTACTTTTGGAGGACAAGAGTACGCATTAGGATCTATGTACGTACAGTCTTGGAAATACAGTAGCCCTACAGGATTCGATCCTGCCTTTGTAGATCTTAACTGCGTTGATGGTTTTCAATTATTAAACCTAGCGTCTATATCCACTGTTACAGGTGGGACAGCTGGGCAGACTACAGCTGAGCGGATTACTAGCATCTTAGACGCCGCTGAGTGGCCTGGCGGTATGCGCTCTATATCTACGACTGCAGATACGACCGTACAGGCAGATACAGGCAGTACTAGGACAGCTCTCTCAGCCTGTCAGACAGTAGAGGCTACAGATCTAGGAGCCTTTTATATCAACCAGCAAGGCTACGCCACTTTTAGATCTAGAGAGGACATAATTACAGCCTCTGGCGGTACAGCCACAGTGTTTAGCGATACTGGATTACCTGGCACTATTACCTATCAAAAGGTAGCTTTTGATTTATCAGATTTTGGACTTATTAACAGCTGCACTGTTACACGTACTGGCGGTACACCTCAGACGGTAAATAACGTAGACAGCATAGATACATTTTTTAAGCATAGCCGTAATCGCAGCTCTATAGCGCAGACTGATACAGATGCCTTAAATCAGGCGCTTATGATCGTAGCAAGTCGCCAGGAGGTAGGAGCAGACCTACGCCTGGAATCTTTAACCCTAGATGCATATGACGGCGCAAGTCCAGACCGCGTTACTGCAGCTCTGGAGCTAGACGTTTATGATCCCATTACCGTAATCCAGGTGCTGCAAGGTGGCAACGTAGAGAGCGATACGGTAATAACTGGCGTCGCTTATGACATTACCCCTAATTCTTTTAATACTACTTTTACCACCGCGCAACCGTTCGCGAGTGGGTTCGTGCTAGACTCTCTAGTAGATGGCCTACTGGATGAGGACTCGCTCGCTTACTAAGGAGATATAAATGGCTGCAGGTTTAGGATTTAAGACCTTTACTACAGGTGAGGTTTTAACAGCCGCGGACGTAAACGGCTATTTAATGCAAGGTATTTTAGTTTTTGCTAGTGAGGCTGCTAGAAACTCTGCTATAACTTCACCGCAAGAAGGCCAGTTTGCATACACTAAAGATAATAACAGCCTATGGTATTACACAGGTAGCGCTTGGGTTGCTAGCGGCGCAACAGGTGATATAGAGGGCATTACTACAGGCACAGACTCAGGGCTATCAGGCGGCGTTACTAGCGGTACAGCTGTACTACGCTTAAAATTAGAGTTTGATGCAGAAACAGGCACTACATACACGCTATTAGCAGCTAACCTAAATCAGCTAGTAACTCTAAACAATGCCAGCGCAATAACTTTAACTGTACCGCCTAGCGTTTTTAGCGCGGGTGATGTAATAAACATAGCTCAGATCGGAGCAGGCCAAGTAACGCTAGCGCAAGGCGCAGGTGTAACTATTAACTCAACAGGTGCAACAGCAACAGCACCTAAACTACGCGCAAGATACAGCGCAGCTTCTATCATCTGCACCGCCTCAAATACTTTTTTAGTTGTTGGAGATATTGCTTAATGAATATCTTGGGCATTATCGCCAGTTCTAAGTTTGGAGATGCTGGCGACTTTGAGTCTATTGCTACTGTAAGCGTTGGTAGCGGTGGTGCTGCCAATGTGGAGTTTACTTCTATTCCTAGCACTTACAGTCACTTACAATTAAGAATTATTGGAAGGTCTGCGAAAACAAGCGGTTTTGATTTTGCTGAGTTAACCTTTAATGGTGCTGGTGGAAGTGCTTATGCTACTCATTATTTATATGGCAACGGTGCTTCCGTTTCGGCTTTGGCGTTTACATCTTCAGCCTATATTTACCAAGATTTTTACGCAACAGCAGGAGACACAGCAAACATTTTCGCAAGTTTCGTTATTGATATTTTAGATTATGCCAATACAAACAAAAACAAAACTGTAAGAATGTTAGGCGGTAAAGATGTGAACGGTTCGGGCGGTGCGGCTGCTTTTCAATCTGGACTATGGAACAGTACGAGCGCAGTAACTAGCGTTAAATTAACGATGAACGGTGGAAACTTTGCCCAGTATTCATCCATAGCGCTTTACGGAATACGGAGCGCATAATGCCTATAACTTATGAGCCGATAGCAACGACAACGCTTGGAAGCGCAGCGGCAACAGTTACATTTTCTACCATTAGCGGCGCTTATACGGATTTAGTTTTAGTTACCAATTTGAAAACAACAACAACAAGTCAAGAAGTTACAGTAAAAATTAATAATGATACAGGT